TTGTTAACTTTGTAATACGAGATGGTAATTCAGAACATCAGGAGTTCTCATGGTGGGAGTCAATCATAAAGAAAGACTATGGTAAAACTATTGATGATAAGTTTCTCATACATGATGTGTATGGTGGTGATGATTTGTCAGAGTTTAGTGAATCTTGTTATGAGGATTGTGATGGTAGACTGATACATGTTGGCTCTGTAGAGGACATCTCACAAAAAGATTTAAATGTCTTGATTAAGTTTGGAGTAGTACCTAAATAAAACTTGACATATAGATACAGGTAGTGTAAGGTACTAACATGAATAAAAATTATATAGTAGCTTTTGTATCTCAAGATAAAGATATTATATTAGAACCATTAGCGAAGTTCAATGGCGATACTATGTACTTTAGTAATAAGCATGATGCAAAAGAATATATACAACGACTGTATATGAATAGTGGTATGAAAGATATAGAACCTATATCACTTGATGATGGTCTATCAGTAATAAGAGTTCAATAAAGAAAGGAAATACAATGAACAAATCACAAATAAAAAAAGAGTTATATAACCTACCTAAAGATGCTACCTTTAAGGTAGATACTGTACTGTCTTGGATTAAACATAACCAAGAAGTATCTAGGTCTATGGCTAGAGAAGTGCGTATGAAAGTACAAGGTGCAATAGCACAAAGGTCTATGCGTGATGGATATGTAAAAGATATGCGTCATTATCTTCGTACTGGAGATTGGATTAGTATATTCTCTGGTAAAGATATGCAAGATATTACTAAGACTAGAGTAGTAGCACATGGTGTGGGAGTATGGGAATGAAGATAGTAACAGAAAAAGAAATCTTGCGTAAGAATGTAAGAGAATTACAAATACAACTGCGTGATGCACACATACGCATTAAAGATTTAAATGAAAATATATATGAGTTACGAAAGAGATTAGGATTAGAACAAGAGTTTACAACAGCAGATGGATGGGCTATGCCTGTAGAAAATCCAGATGCTACACACATAGAAAAGGAAAAAGATAATGAAACTAAATGAAGAACAGAAGAAACATTTACTAGATTTATTTAATGCAGGTAAGGATGTGTTTAATGATTTTAATATTAAATATGTTAGTGCCTATGACTTACATAAACTTCAAGATTTACTAGATGATATGACAGAATTGTTTGGTATATCACCTACTAAATCTGATACTAAAGCTAATGATGGTAAATATTATCCTAATCATTGGTCTGATCATGTATGGTCTGATGATCCAAGAGCATGGAAGAGAAAAAAATAATGAATTTATGGGATAAAGAATATAACAGAGTTTACAAAGAACTTGTGCGTGATTATCTTGATGATGGGTATGAGATAGCTGAAGCAAAACATAATGCAAGAAAAGATGCTAAAGAAATTATGAAAGATCAGCTTGACTTTGTTGAAGAATTATATGATAATACATTAAATGATTTGGATTAATAGTATGGATAAACAATGGTTAGATAGAGGTGCATGTCCCAACCCAGACTGCGAGTCAAGTGATGGGAACGTACAACATAATGATGGCTACAGTCATTGCTTCTCTTGTAATACACATTTTTATAATAAAGGAGAAAAAATGGAAGCAGAAAAAGTAATACCAATGAGAGCAGAGAGTGTAATGAAAACTGTAGGTACATTAGGTGCGTTAACTGAACGTAGCATTCTTAAAGAAACAGCACAGAAATATAATACAAATGTTAAAGTAAATGGTACAATTAATACACACCACATCTATAAGTATTTTGATGAAGGTGGTAATAATATAGCTAATAAGATAAGAGATGTACCTACTAAGAATATGTGGACTGAAGGTAATATGTCTGATGCAGGATTGTTTGGTCAGAATATATTCGCACCAAAGGGAAAGTATATTACTATTACTGAAGGTGAAGTAGATGCTATGTCTGCATATGAATTACTAGGTAGTAAGTGGGCTTGTGTTTCTATAAAGACAGGTGCACATTCAGCATTAAAAGATTGTAAGAAATCTTTTCAATATCTTGATAGCTTTGACCAGATAGTTATATCTTTTGATATGGATAAGCAAGGTAGAGAAGCAAGTGAAAAGGTTGCACAATTATTCTCACCTAACAAATGTAAGATTATGCACATGGAACATAAGGATGCTAACGAATATCTCAAGATGAATAAACGTGAGGAGTTCTCAAGAGCATGGTGGAATGCACAACCTTATACTCCTGCAGGTATAGTAAACTTAAAAGATTTAAAGTCTACTATATTTGAAGAAGAGTATTGTGAGACTGTATTATTTCCTTGGCAAAAACTTAATGATAAGACCTATGGTATGCGTACTGGTGAGTTAATTACATTAACATCAGGTGCAGGTATGGGTAAGAGTTCTATCATGCGTGAGTTAATGCACCATATACTAAAGAATACAAAGGATAACGTAGGTATACTAGCACTAGAAGAAAGTACAAAGAACACAGCATTTAACATCATGTCTGTTGAAGCTAATGCACGATTGTATATTAATGAGATACGTAAGAAGTATAGCCAAGAAGAATTAGACAGATGGTTTGATGACACTATGGGTACTGGTAGGTTCTTTGCTTTTGATCACTTTGGTTCTACATCTAATGATGAAATACTTTCAAGAGTTAGGTTCATGGCACAAGCATTAGATTGTAAATGGATATTCCTAGACCATCTATCTATCTTAGTATCAGGTCAGGAAGAAGGAGATGAAAGAAAATCTATTGATGTATTGATGACTAAGTTACGTTCACTTGTAGAACAAACAAGTATAGGATTACTCCTAGTATCTCATCTTCGTAGACCTGCAGGAGATGCAGGACACGAGAATGGTAAAGAGATTACTCTCTCACATCTCAGAGGTAGTGCATCTATAGCACATCTATCTGATAGTGTGATAGGATTAGAACGTAATCAACAAGCAGAAGATGAGGTAGCATCTAACACTACAATCATACGAGTATTAAAGAATAGATATACTGGTGATACTGGTATAGCTACACATCTTTATTATGATAGAGAGACAGGTCGTATGAAAGAAATTGACAATCCTTACGAAGTAGAGGATAATAACACAGAGGAGATACCATTCTAATGTCAATAGTAACAATAACTAAAGAAGCAGATCAACATCTATCTAAAATAATTACTGAAGGTAATGCTGAAGGTGTTATGTTGGCAGTAGATGGTGGAGGTTGTGCAGGATTAAGATACTCTTGGGAATTAATACCAAGTAAAGAAGAGGATATGTCTACAAGAGATATGATAAATTTAGAGGATGGTTTTTTATACATCCATCCTACTGCTACTCTTAGTGTGCTAAATACTACTATAGATTTTGTAAGTGATATAGCAGGAGCTTCACTTAGAATAACTAACCCTAATGCTACATCTAGTTGTGGATGTGGAGAAAGTTTTGCAATATGAATGATATGTGGAAACATTATTGTCTTGAAGAGAAAGAAGATATAGATGTAGGTGAAGGTGAAGAATGTAATTGGTGTGGACTAGATGCTGAAGCTCTATTTATAGATGGATTTAAAGATGCTCTTATAGGAAAAGGAGAACAATATAATTCACCACCTTTACTTGTTTATTCTTATAGTAGGATATGTAAAATTCTAAGAGACAGAGATGGTATGTCTTGGGAAGAAGCAGATGAATATGCTCAATTTAATATCACAAATGCATGGGTAGGAGAGAGAACTCCTATGATATTATATAATGAGTATTGGTATGATTGGAAAGATGATGAGAGCAGTAGTTGATATAGAAACAGATAGCTTAACTCCTACAAAGGTTCATTGTATAGTGGCTAAAGACATAGACTCAGGGAGGGTTTACCCTTTCCCTCCTAATATGTTACATGGGTTTAGGGACTGGTCACTTGGTGTCAAGCAGTTTATTATGCATAATGGTTTATCATTTGATGCACCTGTGTGTAATAGATTGCTAGGTACTGATATAAAACCTAGTCAGATAATAGATACACTTGTACTATCACAGCTGTTTAATCCTATACGTGAAGGTCATTCTTTGAAAGCATGGGGAGATAGATTAGGATTTCCCAAAGGAGATGTAGAAACATTTGAAGTATACACACCAGATATGTTGGAGTATTGTAAACAAGATGTCAATATAACACATAAGTTATTCAATATATTACAGAGTGAAGGTAAAGGTTTCTCTCGTAGTTCAATTAGATTAGAACATAATGTAAGAGTTATCATAGACCAACAAGAAAAGAATGGCTTTGCTATGGACATGAGAAAAGCTATGAGTCTATATAATAAATTAAAAGATGAAGCTAATGGTTTAGAAAAGTGGGCAGTAACTACCTTTGATCCTACAGTTGTTGAGTTGAAAACAAAAACAAAATACATACCATTTAATATAGGATCAAGGCAACAGATTGCAGATAGATTAATGGAACTAGGTTGGAAACCAAAGCAACATACAGATAAAGGTAACATTATTATTAATGAAGCTGTCTTAGATAAGATAGATATGCCTGAAGCAAAAAAGTTTTCTCGTTTCTTTTTATTACAGAAACGTATAGCACAGATTAAGTCATGGATAGAAGCATGTGATGACAGAGATGGTAGAGTACATGGTAGAGTTATGACTCTTAAAACTATTACTGGTCGTATGTCTCACCATTCTCCTAACATGGCACAGATACCTGCAGTTCGTTCTCCATATGGAAAAGAGTGTAGAGATTGTTGGACAGTTGATAATCCTTACACTCATTCCATAGTAGGAACTGATGCAAGTGGATTAGAGTTAAGATGTTTAGCACATCTAATGAATGATACTACATTTACAGATATACTATTGACTGGAGATATACATACACACAATATGCAAATGGCAGGATTAACTAACAGAGACCAGGCAAAGACATTTATCTATGCATTTATGTATGGTGCAGGTCCTGCTAAGATAGGACAGATCGTAGGTGCAGGTGCTAAAGAAGGACAGATATTAATCAATAAGTTTTTAAATAGTATGCCAGCTTTGAAAAGAGTACGTGACTCTGTAACAAAAGCTGCATCTAAAAAATTAATTAGAGGTATTGATGGTAGACTACTACATATACGTAGTCCACATAGTGCATTGAATACTCTAATACAAGGAGCAGGAGCAATCGTATGTAAGCTATGGCTTATCAATATGATTAAACGTATTAACAGAACAGGTGTTGATGCTAAACTTGTAGCTAGTATACATGACGAGTATCAGTTTGAAGTTCTTAACAAAGATATAAATAAGTTTGGACAGATAACTAAAGATGCTATGAAAGAAACAGAGAAGACATTAAATGTTAAGTGTCCTCTTGACTGTGACTTTAAAATTGGAACCACATGGATGGAGACACACTAATGTCTGATC